CCAGAGATGGCAAAGCAATGGCAGGAGGAAACTCCTAAGGGTAAGAAGCTCCCAAAGAAAGTTGGAAAGAAAAATGGCAAAAGCAAAACTAGGTAGCGGAACTCGCTTCAAGAAGATTGAAGAAGAGGCTAAAAAGTCTGGTGCTAAGAACCCAGCCGCTGTAGCTGCTGCTGCAGGGATCAAAAAGTATGGCGTAAAAAAGATGGAAAAGATGGCACAAAAGGGTAAGAAGTAAGATATTCTGTAAGTCCACCTAGGTAAGGAATCAATATGTCAGAAGATACAACAACCCCAGCAGTAGAGTCTGCGGATACTCCAGACAACCCAGTAGCAGAAGAAACAGCAGCACCAGCTGCCGATGAACAAGTATCTGAGGACTCAACTCCAGCTGATGACTCTGCGGATGACTCTGCGGATGATTCAGAAGATGAGTCTGAAGATGAAGATTTTGAAGAAGACGACGAAGATGATGACTCTGAGGAAGATGAGGACGCTGAATAATGTGTGCTACATGTGGATGCGGTAAGAAAACCGCTAAAAAAATGTCACCAAAGCAAGCAAATCTTGCTGCAGCAGCTAACCCTAAGAACAAGATCACTGGCGCTGACTTTAAGGCGTTAAAGAGTGCTAAGGGTAAGAAGACGACCATGAACCGTAAGAAGGGTATGTAATTATGTGTGCAAAGTGTGGATGTGGTTGCAAGCCAGGTAAGCCAGCAAAAGGCTGTAAGTGCACATGTGCTACCTGTGCAGGTGCTCGTGATAAAAAGCAGGATGCTAAGCTAGAAAAAAGCATGACTCCAAAGCAGAAGTCAGCTTTTGAGAAGGCTGATAAAAAGATGGATGCAAAGAAGCCATCAGCTAAGGCGGATGCCAAGATGGACAAGGCATTAGCCAAAAAGGTTAAAAAGAAGTAATCATTAGAGCCCCTAACAGGGGCTCTTTTGCTTTATCCTTATAGTAGTTCCCATGCGGGGAACTAAGCTGTACCTCTGCGATTTACTTTGCCGCTCCCTAGGAGACTATCCATGGATAAAAGAATAGATAAGCCCTCAGATACTGAGTTTGCTGAAGCTATCATTAAGAACATCCCAAGTCTGGATAGAGACTATGTAAAAGTCGCAGGAGCAGCTTATGTATTATCGCGAGTAAACAATGGCATCAAAAAGCGATAATATAGACGCCCTTGTCGCAGATGCGGGAGATGACCTTCTTGTTCTCCTCACAGAGTACATTCGCACTATTGCCTATAAATCAGGCTGGCCTGCTAACTACATCAGTAATATGAAGGTCTCTATGACCGATGACTCTACTATTTACGTTGATCCTAACCCTGATATGCAGGAAGATATTGACGATCTTGAGTACGGCAACCTTAACGCCCTTCCTAATGCGGCAATTAGACCCTTCATTCTCCGCGCCCCTGATGTGATTGAACAATTTATAGAAGAGAAGATTCTTCCTAAATTACTTGTTGAGTTAGGGGTGCTCTAATGGGTAATCCATTTATTATTGCTGAGGACCTGGCTCTTAAGACACTGGTTCAGGGCATGACCGTTAAAGATGATAATAACCAGAACCGCCCAGTCAAGGTATGGTTTGGTTACCCAGATGTAGAAATCCGTACGCAGGACTTTCCATTTGTTACCATTGACCTTATTGATATAGTTCCTGCTAATGATCGTCAGACCTCTGGCATCTTGGTGGATACCGATAACAGGGGCACCCAAGCCCCAGTAGCGGGATACTCATACGAGTACAGAATCCCTGTTGCCTACGACCTTGTATATCAAGTTAGCTCTTACTGCCGTCACCCTCGTCATGACCGCGCAATCATGTTCCAGCTAATGAATAAGTTTCCATCAAAGTTCGGCTACTTAATCGTCCCTAATGAACTGGGTACAGAGAACAGCAGCCGTACTATGTTTCTTGATGGTTTTGTAAAAAGAGATGCGGTTGACGGAGAAACTGGAAACCGCCGCCTTTTGCGTAACGTACTCTCAGTCAGAGTTATTAGCGAAATGACGCCTGCACAGGCTGATAACGCTATTAAGAATGTTGAGTATGTTCATATCAACAACACTACCTCGTCCATCCCGTCTGGCTACCATCCCGTTCACTAACTGAAACCTATGTCAAATAAGGAGACAAATTAATGACAACTTATCTACGCCCTGGGGTGTACGTTCAAGAGACGCTTAACCCTATTCAGCCAGTAGTAGGCCCATCCTCTAACACCGTTGCCGCTTTTCTTGGCGCTAACGATCGTGGCCCAACCACACCAACACTAGTTAGCTCTTGGAGCGATTACACAACTAAGTTTGGTACTTGGAACACCTCTGTTGGAAACGACCTTCCACTTGCTCTCTACACATTCTTTGCTAACAACCAGAGCCCAGTTTATGTAACTCGCGTTGTTGGTTCAGGCGCATCTGCTGCTACTCGTTCTTTAAACGACCGCGCAGGTTCACCACAGCCAACACTTAAAGTGAGTGCTAATAACGTTGGCGCTTGGGGAAATACCCTAAACGTTACTATCAGCGACTCAGCTACAACTGGTTACTTCAACCTTATCGTTTACTTCGGTGGAAGCGCTGCAGCTAACATTGTTGAGCAGTGGACAGATATCACAATGGTATCTTCTGATGCTCGTTATGCTCTAAACGTTGTAAACAGCAACTCACAGTACATCACTTTGGTTGACCTTGGCTCATCTTCTTCAGGTGTTACCAAGAACCCATCAGTTCTTACAAACCAGGCTCTTAGCACAGGTGCTAACGGAGCTAGCGTAACAGGAACTGCTATTGCAGGTGCTTTGCCTCTATACGATGTAATCCCACAGTCACTAGTGCTTAATGCACCAAACTACACAGACGATACAACTGTTAATGCGCTTATTGCATATGCTGAAGGCCGCGGAGATGTGTTTGTAGTTGTAGATGGCGTTGCTGATACAGTTGCTAACCAGCTTACATTGGCTGCTAGCTATACCAACTCTTCACATGCCGCTGTCTACTATCCACAGATCACAATTGCTGATCCAACCGTAGGTGTTGGAGCTCCAAAGACAGCTACTAAGACTCTTGGTGCTGGCGCTGCAGTTATTGGACTATATGCAGCTACAGATGCTTCACGTGGAGTATTTAAGGCACCAGCTGGTCTTCAGACCCGTATTGCAACAGCGGTATCAGTTACTCCTCTATCAAACTCAGATCTAGATACTCTTAACAGCTCTAACCCACCTGTAAACGCAATCCGCTTTATCTCAGGTTCAGGTATTGTTGTTATGGGCTCTCGTACACTTAAGTCTGGTTATGTAGATAAGTATGTACCAGTACGCCGTACACTGATCTACCTTGAGAAGTCTCTTAAGGATCTTACTCAGTTTGCTATCTTTGAGCCAAATGACGCCCGTCTATGGACACGAATCAATGCAACATTGAACTCGTTCCTTACAGGCTTCTGGACTCAAGGTGGTCTAACAGGTAATACCCCAGCTGCAGCATACTTTGTAAAGTGTGACGCAGAAACCAATCCACAGTCAGCAATTGACAACGGGATTGTTAACATCCAGGTTGGTGTTGCTCTACAGCGCCCAGCTGAGTTCGTAGTCATCAACATCGGTCAGTACAGCGGTGGAACCACCGTTACTGTGGCGTAAAGGAGATAATAAATAATGGCAAGTACAAACCTAAGCACATACAACTCAAGTATTGCTACTGATCCGCTACGCGGGTTTAGATTCAACGCCAGCTTCACAGTAACAACTGATGGCGCTGTATTTGATACGCGTATTGGTGATTCATCAAGCACAAGCACCCCCTCTGCTACTGGAGTCTCAACAGGTTGGGTAGGCGGATTCACTAATATCAGTGGCCTATCAATCAACACACAGGCTATCCAGTACCGTGAGGGTGGCTACAACACCACTGTCCACCAGATCCCTGGTATGACAACCTTCACACCTATTACCTTCAGCCGTGGAGTACTCTACGGAAATGACCAGGCTATCACTTGGATGCGCGGTATGTTCTCTGCTGCAGCTGGTGAAGGCCTAAACAACTCTGCTGGAAACTTCCGTGTAGATATCGTTCTTACCGTTAACGATCATCCCAACACAAACGTTCAGTCTGAGCGCCCTAAAATGCAGTTTAAGATCCATAACGCATGGATTACTGCACTTAACTACACAGATCTAGATGCTACAAACGGCGCAATCCTCTTTGAGACAATGCAGCTTGTACATGAAGGTCTTAGCGTTTCATTTGTAACAAACGATGCTACAACAGGACTTACAGTTCCTGTTCGTGGCGGCGGAGCAGTAGCTGTTTAATAACTTCTAACTAAAGGACAACAACTCGTGACAAAAGTAATCACAGACGCAGAACTAGTCAATAAGTTTGCACAGCAGGCATTAGAGGAGCCAGAAGCGGTCATTGAGACCAAGGCTCCTCTAGGGCCAGAGGTAAAACTTCCTGGCGGAT